CTGGGGAGTTTATCCCCAGAGATCAGTCGTTGTAATTGTACGTATATTTGAAATCAAGTATGAGTTTAATTACTCTGCTTTGTTTTCTATTTTCGTTCACTCGTTAGTGCTAATTGCTGCACTGCGTTTCACGCAACACAAACAAATTTTTTACACACGTCTAGTTCACGACACGAACTACCAACCGAGCCGTACTGCTCTATAATCTGGTACTTAAGATACTATGTATTCTTTGTTCATTAATTTGATCAATACTCGTTCAAGCCGAGTACATAATCAGTTTTTTACCTATTTTTCTTTATAAAAATGGAGACCCGTTTTAATAGTCACTGGTAACGTATATCCTATTTGACTTAAATCATGTAATGACATGACAAGACCCGCGTGTTTACGCTGGCATCTCGAGTTATGGTAACTGAGAATGACCAAAAGGACGACTCCGAAAAGTCCTTGAATTCTCATAAAATGTTTAATTTATTAGACACGGTGGGGCGCAGTAACTTGCGTCGCTCCAAGTGCTTCGGCACTGAAATGAAGTCCGCTGCTTTATGCACCGGCAAGGGTTTGGATATTTCCCTTAAATCTATTTCGACTTTACATTCGTCTTCCGAGACGTCTCAATTAAGTCCAGTTCCCGTTCTGACTCGCCAGAATAACGTGGAGGCCCAGAGTGCCAAATCTCTTTCTCTTAATTCCGTGTTCTATGAACCACAATCTTTCCTTCTTCCTGGGTTTTCAACCCTAGAAGAAAAATTACGAAAGAAGTTCACAGACTCATCACTTTCAACTTTCGAAGGCTTAATAGCTCTGTTCGGAGCTCTAAGTGATGTATCCACCTCCAAAGGTTTCTTGTGCGTACTAACATTGTATGCTAAAACCCACGGTCAATCTTCATTGATCACCCAATTATCCACTATCACCGATAGTCTCTTTGCTGGATTTCTCCCGCAATCTTCCGATGAAAAACCTGAATGGCTAAAACAAATGTCATCAGCTTTATCTGATTGGAAACTACTTACAGCCAATCCCTGTTTTAAAAAGATCTCTCGCGTCTTGTCTCTCCTTGTTACTTTAGGAGTTGCTGACGAAATGAAATTTTGTTTAGGTGGTTTTGAATTCTTTGCCGTACAGGCAGAGTCAAGACACGTTAATGCATTTGATCTTATTGATGCTATTGTCGACACTATCACCTTCTTTGCTGAGGGTGGTTATCAGTGTTACACAACACGTTCTTTTAAACCACTTTTGTTCTCTACATCTGACTTAGTTCAGATTGAAGAATTGTACATTGAAAAACTAACTCAATGGGAATTTGCTAGAAATGGAAATTTATCTAAACATTCGGATATAACCGAAGCTCAATTTGATATTGAACTCGGCGTTTTAATCGAACGTTTACATAATATGTATAAAACTATACCCAATGGTGCTGAAAAACTTATTGTTCAGCGCAAGTGGGAAGCTTTATCCAAAATTCAAACTGAATTTATAGCTGTCCGTATTAGCGGTGGTCTACGTAAAGCACCTTACTGTGTCAAAATTTTTGGCGCTACAGGTGTTGGTAAGTCTACTTTCGCTGATATCACTATGATGGCCGTATTGAAAGCTATGAATTTACCATGCACTAAAGAGTACATTTGTACTCTGAATGAAATCGATAAATATATGTCTAATTATCGTTCCTATGTCACTGGCATTAGAATGGATGATTATGGTAATACTAAGATGGAATTCTGGGAGACCTCTCCCTCTGAATGGATCATTAAGGTTTGCAATAATATTAAGGAATATGCTGTAATGGCAGATATTGCTAATAAAGGCAAAATTACGATCGAACCTGGTTGCTTAACTATCACAACAAATGTTGAAGATATGCACTCGGGTAAATGTTCGTATTGTCCTATGTCTATTTTGCGTCGCGCCCACACTCATGTTGAGTTGTTGGTGCGGCCTGAATATTCTACTAATGGACTCTTAGATTCATCAAAAGTTTTAGCAGCTTTTGGCAATTTAGATCAAATTAACGATATATGGTTAGTTAATCTTAAAGAACCAATTGCTGCCACAAACGGATCTGATTTCAATAATTGGGTAATTACTCATAAAGAGATCTCCGTTTTTGATTACATGGACTTACTTCTCAAAAAAGTCCGTGTTCATAACAATGCTCAAGAGCAAATCGTAAATTCTTTTAAAGAACCATCTGATTTGGTTTTCATTTGTCCTAAATGTGATAAATTCAAGCATGCATGTAAGTGCGTTGCTGAACCCCAATTTGGGGAACGTTTAGTACAATCTTTGAATACCAAAGCAGCTGCTTTTACATTAGATTTACGTTGCAAGGAGCTTTCATTTGAAACTCGCGTTGAAGATTTGGCTATTGAGTCAGTCTGCAAGGGTTTCAAATATTTTATGGAATCTCCTTTTGCAACATGGGTTGCTTGGGTTCCTGAACCATGGTTAGATAATTCACTTGTGAAGTTGTCTATATTATGGATGGGTAAAGATGTTATCGGCAAAAGTGTAAAAAGCTATTGGCGAAAAATTATGTTCTTTGCTTCTCTTTTAACATGGTATGTGGGAAAATATTATAGTGGTTGGACCGCTATTTATATATTCCTGGCCTTTTGTTTATACGCTGCTCTTTGTTCTGCAGCTGTTGTAAGAGCCAAAACAAATGCTTATCTAAAACATTTGGAAAAAACTCGTGGTGTATTGCCCGAGTTATTCAAAACTGTTCGGGATAACCATATTAATTATGCTCTTGGAGCTTTTGCTGGTTTAGCTGCATTATATGCTATAGCTAAAGTAGTGAAAGCTTTGAGAGCTAATATTACTATGCAAGGCTCTCTTACTCCTCGTACCGTCGAGGATATTAGAGCACGTGATTTAAAAGTCAATCCTTGGGTTTCTATACCCGAGAGTATTGTAGAGTCACAAAACCCTTTCGGATCTATGGATCACGCTGTACAGCGTATCCAAAAATCAAGTCTTATGCAAATAGACATTGGTGATCAGTTTTCAGGTGCTTTCGCACTGACGACTAATGTCATTATTGTTCCTTTGCATTTATTGCCTAAAGAGACGCAAATTGTTAAGTTATTATTTGGAACACGTACTATTAAGTTCGTGTTGAATCCAGATTTAGCTAGCCGTTTACCAGATCATGATTTAGCTTTGATTTATGTACCTAACACAGGTCCTTTGAAAGATATGACATCTCATTTTGCATATGATCCTTTGAAATCACCAGTAGTTGCGACTATTACTGGAATTGATGCTCAAAGGCAGTTATTCACAGCCCGCACTTTGTGGCAGTGGACTACTGGAGTCACTAATAATGCTGCTGTTTTTAACGGCGCTTATTACCAAACCGGTGGCATGAATACCTTTGCTGGTATGTGTATGTCACCTATTATCGCTGATAATCGCGATAAACACATTCTCGGATTCCACATTGGTGGCATACCTAATACAACCTCTGGTTGTGGTGTTGCTATCACGCATTCTGAGTTGACCGTCGCCTTAGTGGCTCTATACAAAAAGAGCCAAACACACATGCGTGCTCCCCAAGCAAGTGAAATACAAGATGTAGTGTGCGGAAAAGATATTGTTATCTCTCCGAACATACATCCCAAATGTCCCTCCAATTTTATTACTGGAGAATGTGACATTGAAGTGTATGGAACTGTTACGGGTAGAGCTACCTCGATTTCTGCTGTTTGTCAAACACCAATCTCTCCTTTAGTGGAAGAGATTTTTGGTATTCCTAATAAATGGGGTCCTCCGCAATTTGCTCCCGAAGGGACTATTGCTGATGGCACCGTTGTTAAACAACATTGGAAACCTTGGTTTGCATCTTTAGAAGTGTGTTCCAAACCCTCTATAGGATTTGATCCTGCGCAAGTGGATCATGCTATGGAGGATTATCTCACCGAACTTAAAACGTGTTTCGATGAGCAAGCCTCTCTTTGGAAAGAGGACATCAAACCTTTGACTGACTTACAAGTTGTCTCGGGTATTGATGGGAAACGTTTTATTGATTCTATGCCTACTGGTACATCGATTGGTTACCCAATAGGGGGACCCAAGTCTAAGTATATGGTAGATTTAGAACCTACGGACGATTGTATGTGTCCGCGCGAATTTTTACCCATTGTGAATGGATGGGTAGATGATTTATTACTTAAATGTGATAAAAACGAATCTTTGAATCAAATTTTTGGTGCTAATCTTAAGGATGAGCCCACACCTTTGATCAAAGAGAAGGTTCGTGTTTTTCAAGCTGCTCCTGTTGCTTTGCAGTTTGTCATTCGAAAATACTTTTTACCAGTTGCTAGATTTTTGTCTATCAACCCTCTCATTTCTGAGTGCGCAGTGGGCATTAATGCTCAAGGCCCTGAGTGGGACGAACTATCCAATTTTATGGCTAAGTTTGGTGAAGATAGAGTTATTGCTGGTGATTATGCCAAATATGACTTGCGTATGCCAGAGCAACTAACCATTTCAGCTTTTCGTGTTCTTATAACGATAGCAGAATGGTCTGGCAATTACACTGTTTCAGACTTGAAACGCATGCGTGTCATAGCATTTGATGTATGTACGCCTTTGGTGGCTTACAATGGTACCCTTATGCGATTCTTTGGCACTAACCCGTCAGGTCAAAATATGACTGTCTATGTGAATAGTGTAGTTAATTCTTTATTGCATAGATTAGCATTTTCTGATGCATATGATGATGAAGAATTGTGCAAAATTGGTAAAGATCTCAAGTTAGGTCGTCCAGCTAGGTTTCGTGATCTAGTTTCGTTATCCACTTACGGTGATGACGCCAAAGGCTCTGTGAAAGTTGGTTATGATAAATTCAACCATGTTCAAATGACAGCCTTTTTAGGACGTAATGATATGGTATTTACTATGCCAGACAAGGAGTCAGATCCTGTGCCTTTCATGAGTAGATATCGTGCTGATTTTTTGAAAAGAAAAGATCGTTTTGAACCACTTTTAAACATGCACGTCGGAATGCTCGACGAAAATAGTATTTATAAATCTTTACATTCAGTTGTTAGGTCTAAGGCAGTGTCTGTCTCGGCCGTATGTGCAATGAATGTAGAAGGTGCCCTACGTGAATGGTTTTTTCACGGTGAGGAAGTCTATGAAAAAAGACGTTCCCAACTACAGGAACTAGCTTTGCGGGCTGATTTACCTTGTAGAGGTCTTGAAAAGGATTTCTCTGCATGTGTAGATGAGTGGAAGCAAAAATATGTAGTATCGGCCTAATTTGGCCAAGAGCGACGCTCTATAAAACGTTCCGGGAGTCGCAACTATGTGACCTCGTTATCTTGTTGGAAACCAAAAAATAGTATTTATGTGTTGATTTACAGATAGTTGTTAAAGTGCTGTTACTTTATTATTCTAGACTGCTCATATATTTCTGGGAGGCATAGTGCCTGTGGGTATTTACTCACGTGACCTACCATCACACAAAAACAGTAATAGGCGGATACCCTGAGGCGGGAATTCGACCCTTATACATAAAATATGTCTTACTAACTCTTATATTTTAAATAGTGTAAATCATCCTACACTTCAATTTGGTGATTGCCAATGTCCTGGCATTAAGGACATAAATATGTTGTTGAAACATGCGCATTGCGCGGTGGTTCAACAGCAGTCATATACCCCACAATCTGGAAATGTGGGTGTTACTGAAACTGTTGCGGATTCGTCTACTTCAGCTCAAGTTACTACATTTGCTGATCAAACTGCAGGATTTAAGACCGATATCAATTCGGGCTATGATTCTACGATGGATTTAGCAAATAACGGTGATTCCGATTTGGGTAACTTTTTGTCGCGACCTATTAAGATAGCGACATATTCTTGGGCCGTAGCAGGTCCACTATTTGAACAATTCAATCCTTGGACAGAATTCTGTACTAACACGTACGTGAAAGAAAAACTTGGACATTATGAATTGCTGAGATGTAATATGAATTATAAGATATTAGTCTCAGGGACAGGCTTCCATTATGGACGAGCCTTAGTTTCGTATAATCCTTATGTAGGTTATGATGAAGTATCCACACAACGTGCTTTTTTGGAGATCGATCTTGTGGCTGCTTCTCAGAAACCGTGCTTTTATATCAACCCTACACTTAATGAAGGTGGTGAGATGAAATGCCCGTTTTTCTATCATAATAATTACATGTCTCTATCTAATGGAGACTGGACTGATATGGGTGAGGTTTCAATTAAAAGTATGACTAATCTTGAACATGCAAATGGAGGTGACGATGTCGTTACACTCACAGTGTTCGCTTGGGCTACTGAAACCGTACTGGTTATGCCTACAAGTCAATTTGCCGGTCAATCCGGTAAGCGTCCTAAGATGAATTCTGGAGATGAATACGGAAAAGGTATTATTTCTGGTCCTGCATCTGCGATTGCCAAGGCTGCTGGAGCTTTGGTAGACGCACCTATGATTGGTCCGTATGCTCGTGCAACTCAGATTTGTGCACAAGCTATAGGTGATGTTTCAGCTCACTTTGGTTATTCTAGACCGGCTATCATTTCTGATACTGTTTTACAAAAACCAACCGTTACTGGTAATTTATGTAACACTGACGCTGCGGAAGCAGTCAATCGTTTAACTCTTGATTCAAAACAGGAGCTAACGGTTGATTCACGCACTGTCGGTTTAGATGGAGCCGATCAGATGACAATAAAATCTCTTGTTACCCGTGAGTCTTACTTGACTCAATTCTCGTATGATACAACATCCGCTTTGGATTCTTTGTTGTGGACTAGTCGAGTTGGGCCTACATTGTATCGTGGAAATGGAACCACGGAAATCCATCCTACTCCCATGTCAATGACGTCTGCGATGTTTGATAAATGGCAAGGAACTATTAAATTTAGGTTCCAGATTGTCAAATCAGCATTTCACAAAGGACGTTTATTGTTTCGATGGGATCCTCAAGCACATGGTGCACCTATTAACTATAACACTGTTTATTCACGTGTTGTAGATATAGCGGAGGAGGAAGATTTCGAAATCGAGATCGGTTGGGGTCAAGCCCTACCTTTTCTCGATGTGAAACCCATGACAATTATCAATACTGACAAGTTCGGTACTACGAGGTTCTTAAAAGATACCACAGATAGTTGGAATGGTGTACTTGAATGTATTGTTTTGAATACATTAGTATCTCCAGCTGCAGATAAGAATTTGAAAATTAATGTTTTTGTTTCCGCATGTGACGACCTTAAATTGGGAGGACCATCGGATCACGCATTACAACATTTCAGTTTGTTTGCACAACAATCAGGTAGTCGATATGTTCCACAATCGGCCATGGCTGAGTTGGCTTTAACTAGTCCAACTTCCCCTGATTCATCGGTCACCAAGATCTCTAGTACTCTAGGAGAGGTGGACCATCAAATGGAAGTTTTCTTTGGAGAATCTATAACTTCCTTACGTCAGTTATTTAGACGCTATACTTTATCAAAAGTATGGATTACAGAAACTCCTACCTCTGGTAACCTTAGGCTTTCAACGCTTACACTCAAAGGTCTCCCTTATAATTATGGTGATGATCTTCAAGGCATTGAAACTAATGGTGCAGGGGCTACTCGCGGAAACTTTACATCCACTTGCCCGTTATCATTTATGATGCCGTGCTATGCTGGATGGAGAGGTTCTGTGAGGAAGAAATACATGTTCGATGGAAACGTTGGAACAAGCCCGATTGTCACGCGATCGGGATATAAAGCTCATGCAGTAGCAAACACAGATTTTAATATATCTGATGAAGCATTACTGCAAAGAAGTCTTGCTATGAGCTATGGCACCAAAACTTTTGGTGGTGCCAGCACTACTCATACCTCGCAGAATGCGGTATTGGAAATTGAAATTCCTTACTACAACGGTGGTAGAATGAGCACGGCGCGTGACCCAAGCTCAGACTATCTTAACGGTGTTGAATCCGTTACTATAGAACACATGCTTTACCCGAATGGGTCGCGTGCGTTCGGAGGAACTTCATCGTATATACATGATTGGAGTTCGGTCGGAGAAGATTTTTCGTTATTCTTTTTCGTTGGTTGCCCAATACTATACAAGTATGCAACTGTACCATCAGCCGCTCCATAAATTAAACGAAAAGACGTCGTAAGATGTGTCTATAAACATTTTACACCTAGTCATCCGTGTGCCCGGATGTGCGGCTTATTTATAAGTCGTTGTTAGGAGCTTTTAGCTCTGCAATTTAGTTATTGACCTTAGTGGTTTGTATTGCAGAGCTTTTGGCCCTGCAGTAATTTTACACTTAGGTTACAATTTATTAAAATTGCACTAACAGTATGTTCGACTCCTTAACTAAAAGGACGTACAAAACTTTGTTGGTCATTTACGCAAAA